CGCTTACCTTCGTTGAAACCCTTAGCCCATCCAACTAAATACCACAAAGCATCAGCTAATAAAAGCAAGATAATCATTGGCATCTCAAAGCTCATTGTATTTCCTAACTGCCCCAAAGCCCTTGTTTGGGTACAGACTTAGTGTGACAGAACTGTCCGACTAATCAAGCACATTTTGGTAACGACTTGATAACGATTATCTAGGTCTGCCGTAAGACTTTCCAGACACAATGAATGTGCCATCCTTCTCAATGTTAATTAGATCTACCTGAACCTTGGCTTTGTTGACATAGATAATGGCGAAAGCCTGTTGCCAGTTAGCAACGCCCTTAGTGTATGCAGCTTGCTTAAAGTCCATAAGATTGCCTACCTCAACACCATGCAGAACACGCCCTATGCGGCCTCCAGAGGCCTCTGAGAAGGCCGAACGCCCTGCCCTGTGAGTATGTCCTGAGATGACGTTCTTTCCATGCCTACGAGCCGCTTCTAGGGCTGATAAGCCCCCCTGTGGCTTGATGGGTGTGTGGTCTCCATGTACTGCAATCCAGTTAAGCGCAATAGGCATAGGGTTCTTATGAAAGGTAATGCCAAGCTCATCGAACTTCATAAACTTCTCAAAGCGTAACTCTGGTAATGCCCCGAATGCAGGGACTTTAGCCATGATGATGTTATACAGGCGGTCTGTGTGATTGCTACGGATGCAGTCTGTAACGCCTAAATCCCAAAGAAGCTGCACAGCCTCGTTGCGGTCATCGTCAAGGGTCTGGGCATAACTGCCCATGCGCCCCTCTTCCCACTTGCTAATCTGTGGAAGGTCGATCTCATCGCCTATGGTCACGACTTGATCTGGCTTAAACTTAGAGATGAAGCTTGCAAGGTTACGGGTTGCAACCCTGTCATGGTAAGGGACTTGTAAGTCCGAGACTACGACTATTCGCTTAATCGTCATCCTCATCATCTTCGTAATCGCCATAACGCTCTGGCTCTATAGGATCAGGCAAGATCCAATGTGGATAGGCTTGAGGCTCTGTGATCATAAACATCGCTACATCCTCTGCGAAACCTGCGCGCTTGAGAGAGCAGAAGTATTCATAAAGCCCAATGCAATAAGCATCTAGCTTTGAGTAGCCTTGTTCCTCAAGTGCCTTAGTTGCTTTTCTTGCCATGAGAAAATTATCGCTCTAGAAGGATGTTATAGATCTCATCGACACGCGCATGCAGTCGCTTGATTTCTGCCAGTAGATGAGTAATGACAAAGCCTGACAAGCCACCAAGGGCTACGACTGTGGCGATGTAGAGCTGAAAGAAATCTGACTGTGTCACTTTTTAGGGCTCGCGTATCCGAATACACCTGATAGCACAGCCCACAGGATTGCGCGGTAATCTGCCTCAAAGTTGGATGATGCCCATGCTGCTAAGAATGCTCCAGCTGCAAGGTAAACAGGGTTCTTCATGTTCTTCATTATTGTCCACCTAACATAGATACTTGAAAAAAAGCACCATCATTGTCAGCCGCTTTCTTAAACGAGACATGCATGTGCTTAGTGTGTTTGTTAGCCCCTGTGTACTTGCGCCACTTCCAGTTAAGGATGCTGGAGCAAATTCGTCCATCAAAAATGATGTAACTAATACGCTTGTCCGCTTTTGACTTTGATAAGGCACGAAGCTGATCTGCAAGATCGCCCATGATGTCGGGCTTGCTTGACTTGAACAGGTCACGATCGACATCAATGGCACGTACCCAGCCTTGGTCATCTGGATTATGATCAGACTTGCGAGCAGCGTGTCTGGTATCACCAATCCAGCCATCCGATGTGCGGTCACGATCTGGAAATGAGTCATCGATCTGCTCCCTTAACTGGATAGCAGCTCTAGAGAGTTTTACCTTCATCCAACTAATGCAGCAACTTCATCCGCGGTTAAACCCAATTTATTCAGAATCGCTTCACGTGCAGTTGCTTTTGCTGCGGCTGCGGCTTTTTCTGCTTGATCGGCTGCCAAATCTGCTTCGTATTGTGCAAATTCATCAGCGTTCATTTCCCGTTTAATGATTTCGTTGGTTGCAAGATCATGAATTGTAATGATTGGTTTTGTCATTATTTCACTCCGTAAATAAGCATTGTGCCGTTGATGTTTCCGCTTGATGCAAAAATTGTAATAGAATTGATTGCGTTAATACTTGTCCAAGACTCGGTGCTTTTGCCTCCACCAACCCAGTTATTATCGTCTGAAGATTGTGTTGTTGATTGCGTTAAAGAATACTGTTTCCAAGTCGTTGTGTTTGCATAGTTGAAAATTTCTAGATTAGCGTTTCCCAACTGTCCATTAGTGGCATTTGATGGGCTACTTACTGGAAAATTGAAATAATTATCGCCGCTTGGTTGATAATTGTAATTTGATGCTGTCGTTGATCCATTTAGTCTAAATCGTATTTGCGATCCGTTTGTACTTGGATATAATTTGTTAAAATAAATAAATAGATTGTTATAACTGCCACTAATGCTGCTTACTGTAACGCTTGCCCCTGTCAGGGTCGTTGTTGATAACAAAGTCATTCCGCCGCTTGCAGCAGTTGCCCATTTAAGGCCTGTAGCAGTCGTAGAATCCGCCGTTAAAACAGTGTCATTAGCTCCAACTGCGAGACGGGAAGCGGTATCTGCTGCAGTTGCTGCGATGATGTCACCTTTAGCATCAAAAATGGTTGCAGGAATACCAGTTGCATCTGTTACCCAACTAAAATCCATATCTGTGTTAGAAGCTTTAGCTAGTACCTGCCCACTAGTTCCGCCTTTAAGATCTACTAAAGATGCATCGATGGAGTCTCCAAGAGTCTCAATTGCTACTGCTCCATCTTTAACCAAGTCGGTTGAAGTGGGAACAGCCCATCCGAAATTGGGTGTTGTTGTTGCCATTAGGTTAGTGCTCCTGTCGCGTTATTCCATGTAAGTGTACCATCCACCCCTGCCCAAGTAAGGTTAGCTGGAGTAATTGTCTGCCATTGTAATAAACTCAAAGAGAATGCAGTAGCAGAAATGTAAAGGGTTAGATCTACAAAAGTGGGTGTGGCGTTCATGACTATGTTTTCCACAAAGCCACCGAATGAGCCACCTAGCATATTAGAAGGTAGATTCTGGATAAGGACTGGTTGACCAAAAAAGGTATTGATCAGGCGGTCAAGCAACACGCTTGGCATATCAGGGTTATCAAGTCTAAATGTAATCGTCTCAAGAGAGCCCCGAGGAATGGCGCGCAGATCAAGTTCTCTAGCGGCGATGTCATCAATGTCTGTTGAATTCTTAATGTTTGATTCATACGAACGCTCGTAGAGTCCATAAGTGGCAATCGAATCGCTATCAGAGGCGGTGTAGGTTGATGCATATCCCGTTGAATAGCGATAAATAAGACTATTGCGGATGCGAGAAGTCTGTGTCGTTGAGCGAATAGTGCTAGGAGCTGCATAAGAAGAATCTAGATTTGTGTAGCCGTTAGCGACAAGATAAGTAGAACGATGATCTGCATCGGCATAATCGACTTTGCCTGATTTGGTCTCAAATATTTGACCTAGTGCGCTATTGGCTATCTGGTCTGCGAGTGTGTTTGATCGAGCAGATGCAGAAGCTGCAAGTGCAATCATGGTGTAAAACCCTGCATCGATTTCGCCTACGCTAGTTTCAGCGTTAGCCCATGTGGTAGTTGCAGGATAAGTTGCCCATGTCTGGCTTGGAATAACTTGATTCCATGGCAGGGATAGGGCATTGCCTAGGATAGCGGCGATCTGTGCGCCGTCCAAGCCTTCTGCTAGGGCTGTGTTGTAAACAGCTTTAGTAAGCCTTGCAAGGCTTCCTACGCCTAGGACTGTGCCTGTAGTGATAAAGCCAGTTTCCTCTGGGCTTCTAACTCCGATGGAAAAGTCCGAAACCTCGCCACCGAATACAGTCACATAAGTGCCAGATGAATTCTTAAGCTCTAATGTGATTGTCTCTGAGACATTAATAGTAAAAGGCGAACCATCGGTATTAATAATCTGTACTCGGCAGTAACCAGCAGTAGGCTGCCGATCAATATCTAAACGACCAGATGCAAAAGATACTGCTGTGACATTTGTATAAACATCATCATTGATGGTCACGCGCCATTGTGGCAACCAAGGCATTAGTCAATACCTAACACATCTACTGTGCCGCGCTGACCTGCCCCGCGAATAATCTCGACAACCTTTTCCGCTACAGCGTTTGGATCTGAAAAAGGATCGCCTGTCACAGTAACATCAATTTTAGTCGTGCCACCTGTAGCTGTACCTGCTCCAGCTAGATCTGCTGCATCTGCTGCTGCTTGTGCTTGTGCTGCTGCAATCGCTGCTGCCAATTCAGCCGTGGCTGCTGCTAAATCATATTTTACAGCCGTCAAAGTATCGGTAGCCAAAATACTA